CATTAGTGATTGACTTTCGTAAGCATTGTGAGTCTTTAGATACGCATGAAAAAGAAGCGTTTCTACAATCAAGAGATGACGCAAAGTCTACGATTGAATCTTCATTTGCTACTTGTAAAGAAGTAGTTGAGAGAAGATTTCCATTGGAAGATGTAGCAACACTTCAGTCATTACAGAAAAAACATAACACTATCAGAGCAATAGGTGAAGATAGTTGTTTCTTTTTTAAAGTGACTGATGCACCAAAGGTGCTTGATAGCTACAATGACGAAGTAGATAAGTCCAAACATTTTTCGTTTGAGTTAGACGGAAGTTTGAATGGAACCTATGGCAGTCGTTATAGTGGTAGCAGTAACAATGGTAAAAACTTTGCATATGCTATGTATCGTGAAGATATGAAAGCAGTAGGGTTAAATCCAGATTGCAACATTGAAGCTGATATACAGCAAGAGGGTAAAATGGGCGATCAAAGATACTCAAGAACTACTAACCCCTATCTATCTCAATGTAGAAATGATAATCAGCATTGGCTACAAGGTGGTCAAGGTGGTACTAACCAATATCAATCATGGAAAGATAAGTATGCATTGCATATTATTGGTACAGGTGGTTGTCGTTCAAGAGCAATCCCTTGTTCAGACTTAGAGTTTGCTAAGTTTGAAATGATGATTAGTGCTAAACAAGAAGTAGTTACTAAGCATACGCAGTGGATACAAACTGTTGTAGCTAGAGTCAATAGGTTTAAAGAAGTAGTTAAATCTATGACTAAGTTTTCTCAAGTAGAGAACTTTGCTAATCATGAGCAGATACAATGGACTATTGATCCAGAGATACTAGCTGATAAGTTTGGTATGGACTTGGTTATATCTATTGATGACGCAGCTGAATCAATTATGAATATTGGTAAAGCTAAACCTACAAGAGCAGAGAAGATACTTGCTTGGCAAAAAGCCAATGGTGTCAGTCTTGCCTCTTAATAATCTAACAGGTATAGGGGAGAAATCCCCTAGCCTTTCTTTGGGTGTATATTATAATAGTATTATGGTTGATAAAAATATAAGCTACCCTCTATGTGAATGGTACTGAATCGTATGAGTATTTTTAGATGATATTTGTTGCAACAATAGTATGCACCCTAAGAAAGGGAAAACAATATGACAATAGAATACGGATTAGGAATGTTAGGTGTAGGTATACTAGCCCTTATAATAGGGGGTGGTATTGCCTTTTATGTAATTAATAAAGTTATAGAAGAAGATGATGATGATAGTATATACTAACCCCCCTGCAACGACAGGGTACTATATCATAAAATGAGAGAAAAAACAATGCGACACATTGACTTTAACAATAAAATATAGTAAGGTAAAATATATGGAAGCAACAAAAGAAACAAGAAATAGAACACCAGAAGAAAATCTAGCCATAGCTAAGATACAAGTTATGATGGAAGATTCATTTGGTATATTAAGTAATACAGATAGTAGTCCTGCAATACAGAGTAAAGCAAAGAATTGGTTTAATACTTCTGACTGTGCATTATGGTGTGATATGGCAGGTACTACACAAGATCATATAAAAAGATTATTAGAAAATTTGCAATATAATTATAATAGTGGTAAGATAACAAAAGAACAATTAAGATTTGGAATAAGGAGGTTAGATAAAAAGATATGAATGATAAAAAAATTATGAGTATTATTAGGGGTATGTTTTTTGATTTAAAAAATGACAAAGATATCATGGACGACTTTGCTAATATTACATATGATGTAGGCTATATGGTTGCGTTATGTATAGCACTTAAAAGACACAAAACAGCAGACAAAATATACAATTACTTTTTGAAAGGTTGGTAATATGAAACTAAAAGAAATAGAAGAAAAGATAGGCACACTATCTAATCCTAGTAAGATGCCCTCGTATGCGTGGGGTATACCTATTGAGTATTGTGTGACAGGTAGTAAGTTAGCAGAAATAAAAGGTACTATATGTAATAAATGCTATGCAGGTAAAGGTTGTTATGTATTTCCTGTTGTAAGGGCTATGTATGAAAAAAGATATCAAGCTATTGAATTACCAGAGTGGGTAGATTATATGGCAGAACTTATTACACAGAAATATAAAAACAAAAAAAAAGAAGAGAGATATCACAGATGGTTTGATTCTGGTGATGTACAATCTTATTCACATCTTATGAAAATATTTGAGGTATGTGAACTTACACCACATATAAGATATTGGTTAGCTACTAGAGAATATAAAATAATAGATCAAGTAAATGTAAAAGATGTACCAAAAAATTTATGCCTACGAGTATCAACTACTAAAGTAGATAGTCCCCCACCTAAGTTTTGGAAGTGGACATCTGGTGTGCATAAAGATAAACCTGCAGTAGGTAGAGAATGTCCTGCACCAAAACAAAATGGTGAGTGTGGTAGTTGTCGTGCCTGTTGGAGTCGTTCAGTTAAACAAGTAAGTTACAAGGAGCATTAATGATATTAGATGATCAATATATAACAAAAGATATGCTAACTAAAGATAGTTACAGAGGTAATTATTATGCAAATAAAAATGCAGTGATGTATGATTTACAAAATGGAAAACAGAATGTAGTTTGTTTCTGTGATAATACATACACAGCACAAGGTATAGTAGAAGGACTAAACCTATTAGATAATTTAGAATCAGATGGAGCAGAGTTAAGAAAATGATTATAAAAGATATTGTATTAAAGTTTGAAGATCAGATAAAAACTATAGGTGGGACAATAGATAAATCAACACCTTACATGGATAACTATTGTCATCAAATTAATTTTAAAATAAATGAAAAAGAATACACTGTTGACCTAACAGATTTAGATATAGTAGAAACATTTAATGTTTGAATTTAAGCACCCAAACTACTACGCAAAAATAAAAAAACAAAATCGCTTGACAAAAAAAGAAAACTATGATAAGGAAATAAACAATGAAAAAATACAAAGTAAGAGTAACAGGACTAGGAATAGAAGCAGTAGCAATAATACCATTCGAGGTAGAGCCAACACACGAACAAGTAGAAAATAAATTAGCTGAATATTTAAATCATAATCTTATGAAAATTGAGAAGGATGATTTTTATGCAGTAGATAGGTACTCAGTAACATACGAGGAATTACCTATTGAATTATAAGCAACAACTTGCAGTAGTACAAGGATTATCTGTTCAACCAGACATACAGACAAGAATGGATTGCCCATTTTGTAATGGTAAAAATACATTTTTAATAGATACAACTGAGGGTAATTTAGGTTGGTATTGTTTCCACGCTTCCTGTAGTGCAAAAGGAAAAAAACAAGGAGAAAAAAATATGCAATATGTAGAAAGAGTTTTTCATGGTAACAAAGGATTACATATAGAAGATATAAACTTTCAAATACCAGATAGTTTTCAATCAATATATTCTAATGATAAAGCAATGCGTTGGTTATCAAATAATAATTGTTGGGAGTCTTGGTCTTGGGGTAGAGCAGATTTTAAATATGATGTGAAGCAAGATAGAGTTGTGTTCTTAGTTAAGAATAGAGTATCCCATAAGATAGTAGGTGCAGTAGGCAGAGCACTAAATAAAAATGATTTTCCTAAATGG